GGGGCGCAGAGCCCCGATGAACGCAAATTTATTGAAATTTCCTGACTGCAGGCTAAACGAATTCTTAACAGCAGTGCAAAACACAGGGCGGGCGGGCCTGTAACAGCGGCAAAACTCGGTTTTAGAGCATCTAACACTTTCGATACGGCTCTGTACAGTTTTAGTTTTAGAACCGTATGCGAAGTGTTAGGTCTGTTACAGGGGTGTTTTCATAGAGCGGAGCTAAACGCGGATTTCAGAAACTAACACTTTCGATACGGATATACGACTTTTCAGGGGGGGTAGGGTATGTAGTAGGAATCCCCGCAATTATGTCCAACGAAATAGCACTGCTCGAAGGTGTCATGTTCGATGCCGCCAACTGTGAGAAAACCCCTGAAGGGGGGGGGGGGTCAAAATAACCGTATATCTGTATGCAAAGTGTTAGTTCCTGAAATCCTCGTTTAGCATTCCACTATGAAGAGGCCCGTCGAACGATCTAACACTTTCGATACGGTTTCACTTACGGTTCTAAAAAATAGCTGTATAAATCGACCCCAATTCCGTATGCAAAGTGTTAGTTCTTAATCTACAAATCATCGACGTGGCGCACCCCGCGCACGACGAAAGTGCTGCCGACCTTGCATCGAACGTAAACGCCGAGTTTGGCGACCGTTTCGGACCTTCGTAACGCGGGTAACCAACTGTTTCGGCCAACAGGCTTGTATCCATGACCTTCGCACCATTGCTTATAGCTTTTGTAAAACTCGACTAATGTCGGCGGTTTCTCGGATTCATCGCAAGTCCAGACCTCTTCGCTACGAATAAAGGCCAACAGCGCAGATTCGGCAAGCGGATCAAAATTGAACATAGAAATTCACCTTAAATAAAAGTGTTAGTATCGAAATTCGGCGCAAAAATAGCCGCACGTGGCGGCTGAGTCGAATTTCGTGAATGCGCCGCTATCTCGACGCCTTTTTTCCGGCCAGCAGCCATGCGCTGTGGCAGTTGATCACCATGAGCAAAGCGAGGCACAAATACCCCGCCCACGCGATAGAACTGAACACCATTACGCCTTCGAGAATGACTACGAAGCCCCACGCTTTCACCTTGCCCTTGCACCACGTGTCGCCGCACGTGTCGCCGCACCAGTCGGCCAGCGTTGGAGCTGAATAGAGCAAGCTGGCGATCACGAAACCCCACATCCACGGGCGCGCGTCGACCTCGAGTGCGTTCGTCACGTCCATTTTCAGGTGATAGCGCTTGTCACCTTCGGTGTCCTGCTCGTTGTCGCAAGAATAGGCGTTGTGCCCACGACGACGGAAAGCACTGCTCACACGCGCGCTGTATTCGCAGCCAACGAGCACGTTCATAGTGAGCACACCCTGCATGTTTGCTTGCGGACATACGGGCGGATCTTGCGTCCGCTGGCGAACTCTTTCGCAAGGTCTTCGAGTTTCGCCGGCCAAGTGTCGCGCCCTTCACTGCGAAACGTATGACCAGTCAGCCGTTCGAGTTCGACGCCTGCTTGAAAGCGTTCTGGATATCGCTGCCACAGCGTGTGCCATTCGTTCAGCTTTTGGTATGGGCACAGCGCGCAGTCGGTGCGATCAGGAATTTTGATACCCATGCGTGCCAGATAGCCTATCACGTCAGACAGGCCCCACCCGAGTTCGCGCAACGGGAAACGGATCTGCATGTCTTCGCCGAAAATCCCGGTTCTCATTTCTTCGTCGGCGCGAAGGCCAACGTACAGAATAGAACCTGGCGGCAACGACTCCATGTAATCGATCGTTGGCTCGATCTTGAGGATACGTGTGCACCAGCGCTGGCGAAAGTTCGGCAGCATTTCCATCTGCTCGCACAGTGCTATGAGGTCGACTGTGTGCGTGACACGCTTGATCTTCATGTCCAGCAGAAATTCCAGACGTTCCCAATGGGCGCGCATTTCTGGCAATTCGTCGCCAGTTTCATTGCAGATGAATTCGTAATTGCGGGGCTCGTTCACGGCAAGCCAGATGCCCATCGCAGTGGAATCCTTGCCCCCGCTAAGACCAATGATGTGCTTTGGCTCAGTCACAATTCGTCGTCCATATCGTCAAGGTTGCCGAAGACTTGGTTACGCAACGCAATGCCGCGCACCGTTCGTGAATTTCCGAGTTTGCGCACGAATTTTATGCCGAAATTGCGCACCTGTGATGTCTCGCATTCCTCATAGAACTTGTTTTTGCCCAACGCTTTACGCCCGCTGTCCATGCACCACGTCTTATACGCCTGATAAAACGTGCCGCAGGCCAGCTCGATATGCGGGAATGAGCCGATGACGCATGTGTCTTCGTCGTTGATGAATTCGAGGATCGAGTTGCTGCGGTGACGCCAGGCAGCCATGAGTTTCTGGTGCTGCGGTGTCTCGACGAACGCATTACGGGCCATGAGCCGCTGCGCGCCCTTGAGCATGCGCGCGCACACGCCTGGCAATTCATTGTCGATGATCTTCTGTGCGAGATCCTTGTCGATCTCACTGTCGCGCCCGATCAGTGAATTGCGGAACTCGATCAGCAGCCAGCGTGCGAAAAATGCATCCGTGTGATCCTTCGTCGGGACGAAATAGTTGCTGTTGAAAATATGGCCAGCGGTACACACGAAATTGAACGGGCGTCCCGCGGGGTTGCGTGCACTCAGTTGATCGCGGCCGGTGACTCGCTTGAACGCAGCACCGTCGATCGCGTGTTCGTCGCTCAGCTCGCCGACGATGTTGATGCGGCGCCCGGCGAGATCCGCCAGGTAGTATTCACGTGACCACTTTTCAGGTTCAACCGCTCCGATGTCCTTCGGCGGCACCATGGCAGCGATGATCTTGAGGATCGTGCCCTTGCCGGCGCGCCCGACACCCTTCATGAGCAGCGCTTTTTCAAATTTGCTCACGCTGCCGATCACCGCGGCGCCGATGAATTCCTCAAGTAGCAGTTCCTGTTCGCGGTTTTCATCACCGTCGAACGTGGCAGCCATGAGCTTATCCCACAGCGGCGTTTCCATTACGCGCGGAACAACATCCGATATTGAGCGTTGCCGGTGATGCGCCGCCAGCGGTTCACGCTTGATTTCGTTTTCTTCGACGTGGTAGAAACGCCCGGCGCACGCCAGGCCGACCGGCGCATCGGCGAAAAAGTTCTCGTTACCCGCTTCGACGATCGAATACAGGTGGTTGGCGATTGCGAGGTAATCATTGCGACGGCTGCAATTCTCAAGGCCATCGAACGCACGCGCCACCTGTGTCTCGAACTGCGTGGGCGACTTTCCGCGCCAGATCCCGGTGTCGCCGTCGTATAGCCACACTTCGCCGTAACAACCGATCGGTGTTTCGCCGGTTTCCTCTTCGATTTTCTTGATCAGCGCTTTGGCGTAATTCGCGTGAGTCGGATCGCCATGTTCGCGTTGCGCTGAGCGTGCCTCGTGCAGATACGACTTGACCTCGCGCAGCGGCATTTTCAGCTTTTTGGACAGCAGCTTGACCAGTTCACCTAGATCCACAGCGTCGAATTTCACCGCGGCGATTTCGCTGATCAGTGCTTTGCGCGCCGCGCGATCGTCCACATCCAGTGCTTCGATGCGCGCGACGAAGATTGCAAAGTTTTCGTCAGCGACTTCGGGGTCAACCTGGCGCGACGCATCGAATCCGCCTTGCTTCGCCAGCTCGATCAGGGTGTTATAGCGAACCGTGCGTTTGCCATTTCGTTCCTGCTTGAGGGAATTCCAGTCACGGTGAAAATCACGCTCGTTGTATTTGTCTTCTTTTGAGCCTTGTGCCCAATCCTGCGCCAATTCCTCAGCGCACAGCCATCCGGTGTTTTTCAGGGCAGCCAGCACCTGCAGATATTCAGGTCGGCTGCAGTCGGGGCTGATGTGTTCAAGGGCACGCTTTGCGCGCGCTGTCTCATAGTCAGTCTCTTCTGGTGGCGGGTCGATGGCGAGCAATTCGACATCGTGGCCGTTCATGCCTTCGTGTGCGTCTTCGGCCTTTGTCCAGCCTGCCTCAGTGGCGAGCTTTTCAAAGAAGCGGCACACAGCCTGCGCGTGGTCTGCTGTGATGCTGGGCAGATCCAGCACGCCGATCGCTAGGGGGTCTTCACCTGGCTCGATCCACGCGTAAGGCCGACCTGTCTCGGGGTGCACGTGGTATGCGACGAACTGCTGACCATCCCCGAGCACTTCGACCCGTTGCTCTATGGGCTTGCCTTTGTGGTTCCTGGCGGGGTTTGCCGGGTCGATGAACGCGGCACTCGTGATCTTGGTGAACGGCGCATCGGTGCCGAACATCACGAGGGCTTTCGGCGCCTTGCCGATCCGCAACAGACCTTCACCGCAGTTGTCGGCGACGAACGCCAGCAGCTTGCGCACCATCGCGGCATCGAGGATGTCGAGATCGATCGCAGGTGTCTCGCGCGCGATGATGCCCACGCCGTCGGTACGGTGCCGGCGAGCCATGGCAGCGGCATCGGCCGGTGTGCGTGGCCACTTGTTGAGCCAGTCTTTGATTACCGGGCCTTTGGTGCCCAGCGGGATCGGTACGACCTGATAGCCCTGCTGCACGAGCTGTGCTGCGTGCCTGGCGAACGATCCCGACCCCTCGTTTGAGCGGTTGGGATCTGTCATTTTTCGCCAATATTTAACGGATGGGTCAGGTGTGTCGCGCGAAGGACGGTCGGCCCGACACAACGCTCTATCGTCAGTGCCATCTGCGGGGAGAACGAGCCCCGTGCGATGTACTGGTGCAAGGTGGTGCGATCGATCTCGCAGTGCAGGGCGAAAGCTGCGAAACTGCCGTTTTCGGTCACTGTGGCGGCTGCCTGGCGCAGCAGGTAACGCAGTCGATTCGAGGCTTTCGCGGCGGGGTCATCGACCTCGCACCAGTCTGGAAAATGCATAGTGACTCCGACAATTTGATGGGCAGTGTACACAGAGCGCTTGACACGATCAACACTTTGTATGGTAGAGTTCTCTCACGCCAACCCACGGAGTCATGGTTATGTCCAACCGTACCGCGCCCAACCTCTTCACGATGGTTCGGGCGATCATGGAGATCAGCAAGCAGAAGGTCGATCAGCCTGACCTGCGTCAAACCGCACTCTACGTCGGCTTTTGCTGCGAAGAGTTGGGCGAAGTCATGGCAGCCATCGCGGGCGGCTGCATCGCGCAGGCCGACAAGATGACCCTGCTGTCAGCGGCCGACTACCTGACCCGTTTGGCGACACGCTTCAAGGCCGGTGCGCACCAGGGTGACATCGGTCGCTGCGACCTGGCGGAACTGCTGGACGGTCTGATCGATGTCTCATGGGTCGGCGCAGGCGCCGCCTACTCGATCAGCACCGATGCTGGCGCAGCGCTCGAAGAGGTCTGCCGCGCGAACTCAGACAAGTTCCCTGGCGGCGTTGGCCAGCTCGATGCAAACGGCAAGTGGATCAAGCCTCACGGCTGGCGCGGCCCTGATCTTTCCCCATTCGTTGTGCCGATGACGGTGTGACGTTTCAACCGTGTGCTGATCGTGGGCTGATCAGTGCACATTCCATCCCTGCCCGACAACCTGAAACCGAGAACTACCCATGTCCATCGAAACCCTGTTGACCGGGCTGATCGCAGCCCTCGAAGCCAACACCGCTGCCCTGAGCGGCAAGCCGGCTGCTGCCCCCGCGGCTGCCCCTGCTGCCGCTGCCGCCAGCAAGCCGAAGCCGACCCCGCAGAAGACCGGCGATGAAGTCGTCGCCATCATGGAAAAGCTCAAGGCTGCCAAGGGCGCGCCGGCTGCCAAAGAAGTGATCAAGAACTGTGGTTTCGGCAAGCTCGCCGACCTGATCACCGACGGCACCAAGAACAACGAGGCATTCAAGGCTGCCGAAGCGGCATTGGCTGCCGAAGACGAAATGTAAACCGCGGGCTCACCGCATGAGCCTGCCCGCTGATACCCTGTGTCGGCGGGCATTTTGTTGGTGGGGTTGGGCTATCGTTTCGTTTGGGCCGGCACCGCTCACAGTGTCGTCAGTCTCCGCTAACACGCCCCTGGCCTCGACCCTAGCCCCACCAACAAAATGCATCCTGTTCTGCAGCTCATTCTTGATCGGTATCTCGACGGCGACCATTCGGTTTATTCGCCGTCGTCGTCGAAAATGTGGCTCACGTGCCCCGGTTCGTTAATTCCGAATGTGCTGGCGCCTGACAAGGCCATGCAAGAGTCTGCAGAAGGCAGCATTGCACATTGGGTGGCTGAAACCTGGCTGCGCGCCGGGCGCAAGCCGCGCCATCTACTCGGCACGCGCCACGTCATCGAAGACGACACCGACATGTTTTTCGTCACTGTCGACGAAGACATGATGGACTATGTACAGCAGTCAGTCGATCGCTGCATCCTGCTGCCTGGCGAACACCTGATCGAGCAGCGTGTTGATTTCTCGCGGCTGACCCCGATCCCGCGCCAAAAAGGCACACTCGATCACGCTGCGATTCAGAAGACCGTCGCCCGCGTTACCGACCACAAATTCGGCGCGGGCGTTCCTGTTTACGCGCAGGCTAATTCGCAGGCAATGCTGTACACGATTGAATTGCTGGACACGCACCCGGAAATTCAGACCCTTGAGATTTGCATCAATCAGCCGCGCCGCGAGAATTTCGACGAATGGGTGACGACGCGCGATCACGTGATGGAATTCGCCGGCTACGTGCGCGAACGTGCGCGCATTGCGTGGGATGTCAACGCGCCGCGCAAGGCCAGCGCTGAGGGGTGCCAGTTCTGCAAAATCAAGTCGACGTGCCCGGCAAACATCAAGATGCAGTTCGACCTAATGGCCGATCTGACAGCGCAGGCATTCGAGATCGACAGCGATGCCATGCTGCAGTTCAAGCGTTCGCTGGACGACGATATCGAACGGTTCGACCCGACCATCGTCGATCCCCTGGCGTTGACGACATCGCAGCTCGCGCACCTGCGCCCATACGGCAAGATCGTGAAAAGCTGGTGGGATGCGTCGGACAATGAATTGATGCGTCGCATTGTGGCCGGCGAGAACGTGCCGAATTACAAGATCGTCGAAGGGCGCACGCATCGTTATTTCCCCGAGATCCGCGAAACAATCGAGCACTTAGTTGATCTCGGTTGCAGCCGCGGCGATGTAGAATTGACCTCTACCGTGTCCCCTGCTGAGGCTGAGAAATTGCTAGTGAAAGCCGGCCAGCCGCGCAAGGAACTCCCGAATTTGCTCAGCGGGCTCGTGAAAAAGCCCAAAGGCAAACCCACGTTGGCGCACGTCAGCGATAGGCGTCCGTCAATTGTGGATCTGTCCGGTATCGTATTCAGCGATCTGGATAATCAACCCGTAGACCCCGAGGAACTGTAATCATGGCTGAACTCTCAATCGTCAAACAGGGCAAGAATTTCATCGTTTACAGCGATGGAAATCAGAAATTGATCAAGGTGATCAACGTGCGCCTCTCCTATCCGCACTTTGGCGCGCAGCGCGAAGAAACCGACGAAGAAACCGGGTCGACACGCAAATCGTGGAATGGCGTCGCCATGCTCAGCAAGTCGACCCACGTCGCGGCCAAGGATGCATTTGTTGAAATCATGAACGGCATCATGGCCGAACAGGTGAACGACAAGGGCAAAAAGGGCATTGTCATCCCGCCCGAATATCGTTGCATCAAGAACGGCGACGACAAAGAAGACGAGAACATGCACGGGCACTGGCTCATTTCGTTTTCCGACAGCAACCGTCGGCCAGGTGTACGTGATCGCCAGGGGCGCCTGATCGTCAACGACCGCGACATCGTTGACGAGGCGGCAATCGACAGGATGTTTTACGGCGGCTGCTACGGCTCAGTTTTGCTGCGCCCGTGGTATTTCAACGGCAAGGCCAAGGGCAAGACCAAGACTTATCCGAAGCGCATTTGCTGCGGTTTCATCGGTGCACAGTTTGTCGACGACGGTGAGCCGTTCGGCAGCGGCCGGATCGACGACTCGAACGTGTGGGATGCCGTAGAAGGTGGCGCCGATGACGATGGGCTGAGCACCAAATCGTCAGCATCGAGTTTCGACGACGAGGATGGCCTGTAAGTAGACCGACCGGCGCCGCAGCGGTTCTGCGGCGTTCCTGTTTTTGAGCGGGATAGGCGTTTCGACGCTGCGCGACTCCCGGTAAATCATGGCATTCAGATTCGCAAAACCGCGCCCCATTTGCACGTTCGACACGGAGTGCTTTCCGAATTATTGGTCGATCGCGTTCAAGTGCATCCGAACCGGACAGACACGCCGGTTTTATATGTACGCAGAAGGTGGCGATATAGACAGGCGCGGGATTGCCAAGATCCTTTTTAATTGGTGCGTTGTTGGATTCAATTCCGTCAAATACGACATGCCGATGGTCGCGCTGGCCATGGCCGAAGGCACCACGTGCGCAGAACTCAAGCGCGCGAACGACGACCTAATTCTCGGTGGCCTGCCGCACTGGCAAGCCTATAAGCGCTGGAATGTCTCACTGCCAGATTACGTCGACCATATTGACGTGATGGAAGTCAGCCCCGGTGCAGCGCAACGCCTTAGTCTGAAAATCAGCGCAGCACGGCTGCACAGCAGGAAAATTCAGGATCTGCCTTTCGAGGTTGATTATTTCCTGCAGCCTGATGATTTGCCCGTCGTCGAGCTGTACCACGACAACGATCTCGACATGACACGCGATATGTTCGTCGAGCTGAAACCGCAGATCGACCTACGCACCGAAATGTCGGTCCAATACGACGTTGATTTGCGCAGCAAGTCGGACGCACAGATCGCTGAGGCAGTAATTAAGCACGAGCTTGAACGGATCAGGGGCAGAACAATTTACGCCCCCGACATCGAGCAGAAAACATTCGTCTATCGTGCGCCGGATCACCTGCGCTTTGAGTCGAAGGTTATGCGTGAAGTGCTGCACCAGTGCAAGACGCTGCCGTTCACCGTCGGCGCAAACGGCGTTGTGCAAATGCCGAAATTCCTCGAAGACCGAGTGATTTCAATCGGAACTAGCCATTACAAAATGGGTCTAGGCGGGCTGCACAGCAAAGAAGAAAGCGTTACGCACATCGCCACAAATCACAAGAAAATTAAGGATCGTGACGTTACCAGCTATTACCCGTGGACAATTCTCAGCCTAGGTCTTTTTCCGAAACACCTAGGGCCGGATTTCCTCAAGGTGTACCGCGAGATTTACGATCGGCGTATTGCTGCGAAAAAGAAGTCGCAGGAATTGAAGGGTACGCCTGGCGCACGTGAATGGGAGAACCTTGCGGAATCCCTCAAGATTGTTCTAAACGGCACGTTCGGTAAGCTGGGCTCGCCGTACTCGATCATGTATGCGCCTGAATTGATGGTGCAGGTGACGCTGACCGGGCAACTGTCGATCCTCATGCTGATCGAACGGCTTGAACAGGTCGGCTGCAGCGTGGTATCGGCCAACACCGACGGCATCGTGACGATCGTGCCCACGGATAATGCGACGGTGTTCCGCGCAGTTATCGCCGAGTGGGAATGGGAAACGCTCTACGGCACCGAAGAGGTTGAATATAGCGCGCTGTACAGCCGCGACGTGAACAACTATCTCGCCGTGCCCCTCAAGGGCGCCACGAAGACCAAGGGCGCATTCGGTGCGTGCGGGCCAGGGCTCAAGGGTGCCATGGGCTTGAAGAAAAACCCGAACTGTGAGATCGCCGTCGAAGCGGTGACGAAATTGCTTGTCGACGGCACGCCGATCGAAGACACCGTATATGCCTGCAGCGATATTCGCAAGTTTGTCGTCGTGCGCAAGGTCACGGGCGGGGCACTCGATCAATACGGCGACCCGATCGGCAAGTCGGTGCGCTGGACGTACACGACACGCACGCGGCTGCCGTTCACCTATGCGAAGGATGGTAAGACCGTTCCGAAAAGCCACGGTGCGCGCCCGCTCATGGAATTGCCACCTGACAACGAGCTTATCGACGACATCGATTTTGCATACTATGTGCGTGAGGCTTACGCCATTCTGCAGGATATCGGTTACGGCGTCATCGACCCGAAACTCGCGGGACGCAGCGGCTATTTCTACGGTCGGCGCGAAAAGGCGAAGAATATCCACTATGTCGACGCGGTAACTGGCGTCGCAGTGTGCGGCAATGAGCGAGACTCGATCCGCGAAAGCTGGACCGAATTCGCGTTCGTTCCCAAAGAAATGCGTATGTGTCCGAAGTGTCGCAAGTGGGGTGAAGTATGAAAGTGATCATCGCGGGCAGCCGCTCAATTACCGACCGCGAACTCGTGGCGCGGGCGATCGTTGAAAGCAAGTTCGACATTACCGGGGTTGTCTGCGGTGAAGCGCGCGGCGTCGATCTCGAAGGAAAATGCTGGGCGCAGGAACACGGCATTCAGGTCTATTACTATCCCGCTGCCTGGCGCACTGCTGCTGGCAGCTACGACCGCGCAGCCGGGTTTACGCGCAATATCGCCATGGCCCGTTTTGCAGATGCCCTGATTGCCGTGCATGACGGCGTGAGCCCTGGCACGCGGCACATGATTCGCTACATGACCAAACTGAATAAGCCGGTATATGTGTTGCTGTCGAAGGGTGGTGCTGAGATTGCGGCCATCGAAAATCGGTTGCGCGAGCAGGCCGGTAAGATGGTTTTCGACGAACGGGGGAACGCACTGTGAGTGCGCCGAAAAGTCTCGTGACGCTTGCGCACAAAGCCGCCCTCGCGCACGCGCATGCTAACGCCTGCAATCGACGGTGGGCAGAAGCGTTTGCCGCGCACTATGGGCACAGCGACATCGCAGATTCGCTAGTCGAACTGATTGACTATTCGACGGGCGACGTTTCGCAGTTGACTGCGGAGTTCATTCACGAAAACTCGGCGCCTGGCAAATCATGAGATTCGACAAACCTGAAAAGAAATACGAAAGCGACATACAGGGGCCGGCTATCGAATACAGCAGGCTGCGCCGCTGGTTCGCCACCAAGATAATGCGCGGCATCCCGAACGGCTTTCCCGACGGATTCTTTGCCCGCAAGGTCAAGCCCTGCCCGCACTGCGGCAACACGACGCAGGTTGTGCTGATCGAGTTCAAGCGTGAAGGGGAATCGCCGAAGGCGCATCAGGAAACTCGACACCGCGAATTGCGCGAAGCAGGGGTGACGGTGTATGTTGTCGACACACTTGAAGAGGCTCAGCGGATCTTGAAATGACTGATGACGTATTCGCCCACGTCGAGCGTGAATTTGAGGACATGCACGCGTATCAGATTGAGGATGCCGAATTCCTTTGGCGCAACCCGTATTCCTATGCGCTGCTCGATCTCGGTTTGGGCAAGTCCGTCGTTGGCGGCACGGTGGCGCGCCGGCTGATTCTCGACAACCTCGATCAGCAAATCCTGATCGTCGGGCCGATCGCCGTGATCGCAACGAGCTGGCCCGATGAACTCCGCTCATGGCGGCACCTGGCGCCCCTTTCCTTCGTCGTTCTGCGCGAGGATGATGACGACCCCCGCATCAAGGCTGCGATGCGCCACGATCGCAAGACTGGCGAACGCACGCAGACCCTCGTGCGGACGCGCATCCGGCACGAACTCGCCAGGTCGCGGGCCTCGATCCATCTGGTGAATTTCGAGGCGTTGGAATGGCTCACTGAGTTTTGGGGCGTGCGCTGGCCATACCGCACGGTGATCGTTGACGAAGCCCACGGGCTCAAGTCGCACGACAGCAGCCGATTCAAAGCGTTGGCCAAAATGCGCAATACGCCGGGATTTATCACGCGCATGCACCTATTCACTGCGACGCCTGCAAGCGAAAGCTATATGGGCTTTTTCGCAATGACCTATTTGCTCGATAAGGGCGAACGCTTCGGACAGGAAATAACGAAATTCCGTAATCACTATTTCATACAAAACCCTTACGACATGAGTTTCAAATTGCGTCCCGGCGCGAAAGAGGAAATTCTAGGTAAGCTGGCTAAAATTGCCACCATTCGCAAGCGTGCCGACCATTTCGACACAAAGGATGCAATGATCCTGCAGCGCAGGTTCAACATGAACATTCATGCGCAGGCACTTTACGATCAAATGGAAGACGATTTCGTTATCCAGTTGGGCACCAGCGAGATAACTGCGGATACAGCGGCAGCAGTCAGTCAGAAATTAAGTCAGATGGCAAGCGGCGTTGTTTATGAAACGACGCTCATGGAACCCCCCGATTACGACCCGGATATCGATGACGAAATTCCAGACTTGATCAAGGTGAAAAAGGTTCACGCCATTCACGATCACAAGCTGGAAATGCTTAAGGCAATCGTCGAAGAATTAGAAGGTCAAAACCTGATCGTGAGCTATCAGCACCGCTCAAGCCTGGCGCGGCTGATTAAGGCTTTTCCGAAAGGTGTCAAGTGGGATAAGACAGGGAAATCAAAGGCAGCGTGGAATCGCGGCGAAATACCGATGATGTTCATGCACCCGAAAAGCGGTGGCGCCGGACAGAATCTGCAGAAGGGCGGGCACGTTATCGTGTTCTTCGATATCCCATGGAGTCGTGAACAGTTTGTTCAGCTTGTCGGCAGACTCGATCGTCAGGGGCAGACAGAACCCGTGACGGTCATTATGATTGTCGCAACCGGCACTATCGACGAAAAGATCGCCAAAGCACAGGCGTTGAAAAAGATGAATGAAGAGGAAATGTTTGCGATCTTGAAAAGCTACATCGCAGCGCTACGCAAACGGCGCGCGTGATACATTGGAGTGACCATGAACACACCCCCTACCCCTGTTGCGTTTGTCTGCATGCTGCAGTTCGGCCGATACCCCCTGACTGACACAGTGCCGTTCATGCATTGGGTTGTTCGTCAGGGACTCACCGTGTTCGAGCGCCCGCGACCCAGCGCAGTAACGCTCAGGGGCCGATGACATGGCGACGAAGGAAAAGGCCGGGTATCGACCCAATCTAGGCATTGAGGGCGATGTCGAGTCGATGGCGGCTATCTATGAGGGCGCGAATCGATCGCAGCTCAAGTCGATTTTCCATGTCCCTCTAGAGCAGATCACAGCCGCGTGCATGCGCGTTCCGCCAGCCGGTGAGCGACGCGGCGCGCAGATATGGCGTATCCACGAGGTCGCGCCCTACATCGTTCGCACCGAGATACCCGACGACAAGATCGCTGCGCACATCAAGCGCATGCACGCGCGGGATCTGCCGATGATGCTGCGAAAAGAGTTTTGGGCTGGTGAAAAGGCCAGGCAAGACGTGATGGAGCGCGCAGGCGACCTGTGGCCGACGACGAAAGTCATCGAGCGTGTCGGCGATTTGTTCAAGCTATTTCGCATGACAGCGTTGCTCATGACCGATGCCGTCGAGCGCAATGTTGAATTGACGGAACGCCAGCGCGCAATCGTCAAAGGTCTGACCGACAATATGCTCGCGGAACTCATGACGCAAATTCAAAAGAATTTCGCGCACGATCCCGATCGAACACTGGAAGACGACCCCAATGCGCTTTAAGCACCTTGGTGAAATCTTCTGCAGCTTGTCTGAAATGCTGCAGCCGCCTGAGCGGCTGACGGTGAGCCAGGCTGCGAGCAAATATCGTTACGTCAATAGCCCCGGCTCATACGTCGGCAAGTGGTTCACGCTCACAGTGCAATACATGCGTGAGCCGATGGACACATTCACATCGCGCGAATATTCAGGAATGATATTCGCCGGGCCTGCGCAGTCGGCTAAAACAGATTGTCTGGTGCTGAATACGCTCACGTACAGCATTAAAGTCGAGCCCATGGACATGATGATCGTGTGCCCTACGAACGTAGCAGCACGCGACTTTTCAATTCGCCGTATCGACCGCTTGCATCGCCACAGCACTGAGGTCGGCGATATGCTCGTGCAGGGGGCCAGCAGCGACAACGTATTCGACAAGCATTACACAAATGGCATGTTGATGACGCTTTCGTGGCCAACCCCCACGGAACTCGCAGGCAAGCCAATTCCTCGCATCGTGCTGACCGACCGTGATCGCATGGTTGACGATGTGGCGGGTGACGGCGAGCCGTTCGACCTGGCGAGCAAGCGCACGACCACGTTCGGCAGTTACGCGATGACCGTGGCTGAGTCGAGCCCATCGCGGCCGGTTGAAAACCTCAAGTGGATCGCCCGCACGCCCCACGAGGCACCGCCCGCTGGCGGCATCATGGCCCTGTACAACCGGGGCGACAGGCGCCGTTGGTACTGGCCTTGCCCGAGCTGCGGCGAATACTTCGAGGGCAATTTCAAGCACCTGACGTGGGAACGCGCGGCCGGTCAAACGAATCACGAGACTGGCGAAACAGTTCGCATGATTTGCCCGCACTGCGCGTTCCGCATTCACCCCGACCAACGCGAGGAAATGCAGTTGTGGGGTGTGTGGGTGAAAGATGGTCAAGGCATCGACCGCGAAGGGCGCGTATTCGGACCCAGCGCACGCACGACGATCGCATCATTCTGGCTCAACGGTGTGGCAGCATCGTTCACGAACTGGAAAAAGCTCGTGGCGATGTATCTCGATGCCGACGACACATTTCAGAATACCGGCAAAGAGGAATCGCTAACAAAGTTCTATAACAACGACCTCGGTGAACCTTATTACCCGCGATCGGCAAATGATCTGCGCTTGCCCGAGACACTGAAATCGCGGGCTGAAAAGCTGCGTGAACGTCATGTGCCCGCGGGCGTGCGTTTCCTGATTGCCACGGTCGACGTGCAAAAGAATATGTGGCGCGTCAACGTGTACGGTATTTTGCCTGGCGCGCCGTTCGATGTCGTCGTGATCGACCGTTTCGACATCAGGAAAAGCAAGCGGCTGGACGACGAAGGCGAACACCTTTGGGTAAAACCTCATGCGTACCTTGAAGATTGGGACGAAATCACTGAGCACGTCATCGAACGTGAATATCCGCTGGACGATGACAGCGGGCGCATGATGGGCGTGAAATTCGTTGGCTGCGACTCGGGTGGTAAAGAAGGCGTTACCACAATGGCTTACGCCTATTATCGTAACCTGCGTGAACAGAATAAGCATCGTCGCTTCATTTTGATCAAGGGCGATAAACTCACGTCGCAGCCACGCGCGCGCTTGACGTATCCCGACAGCAGCAAAAAAGACTCGAAATCTGGTGCACGCGGCGATATTCCCGTGCTGAATCTCAACGTCAATTTGCTGAAAGACGATCTCGACGGACGCCTTGACAGTTTGGTTCCCGGCAAGGGGATGATTCGCTTTGCCGACTGGATGCCCGACACCTTCTATTCGGAGCTGTGCAGCGAGATCCGCACTCTCAAGGGGTGGGAGAACCCGTCGGGGCATCGAAACGAGGATTGGGACTTGACCGTTTACTGCCTCGGCCTGTGCGTGTCCGAACTGTTGCGAGTCGAGCACTTAGACTGGCAGAACGCCCCGAATTGGGCCGGTTTGTGGGATGTGAACGACCTAGTTCGCAAGCCAGAAGAGGCACCACGGTTTCAGACAGCGCTACACTCCGGCCGATCTTTCGCGGACTTCGCGCGCGCCCTAGCATGAGGATGACCCATGGCCACACCCGCCCAGCTCACAGCCCTGCTCGCCGATGCGCAGAAGGCGTATCACAGCCTACAGACCGGGGTGCAGGCCAGGGTTGTCGTCGAAATGGACGGCACCCGTGTCGAGTTTGCACCCGCAAATAGCGCACGCCTGTACAGCTACATTCAAACATTGCAGGCGCAATTGAATATCGCCAGCGCGACACCGCTCACAGGCATCGGCCCGGCGACTTTCGTTTTCTGAGGTCGATATGCTTTCAGCGACAATCAAACGCGGTGATTCATTTCAGCCTGCAATGTCGGTGCTGGATGGCACTGCGCCGAAATCGATCGCCGGATGGGTGATCATCAGCCAGATTCGCGCAAGCGACGACACGCTGATTGCGACGCTCGAAGTATTCGACCGCAATGATTCACTCGGTACATACAACCTGCGTCCGATTACGCAATACCCCGAAACGGGCTGGCCCCTCGGTGTCGCGGATTGGGACATCCAATATACCGACGGCAACGGGCGGATATTTTCGACGCAGACGATCAAGTTGCGCATCGAAAAAGACATCGCGCGTCCAACATGAGCACCATCACGACAGGCGTGGTTATTCCCGCGCAGATCACAACGCGAGTGCAGATCGACGGTTCGCCGTCGATTTCTGTATCCGTTGCACAGGAATTGCCCGCCGTCGTTACGCTGATTTCCCTCGGTCAGCGTGGTGACGCCGGCCCGCCAGGCCCGCAAGGAAATCCCGGCCCGCCAGGCGCAGGCGGAGATATATCGCTGAAATTCGATGTGAGTGTCGCCAGCAATGTCTGGACGATCGTGCACAACCTCGGTAAATATCCGTCCGTAACTACGATTGACAGTTCGGGCACAGAGTATTCGGGTGCAGTTTCGTATCCCGATGTGAACACCGTTGTGGTGGAATTTGCTGCCGGATTCAGTGGTTCGGCACTTCTAAACTGAAAGGAAAGCCATCATGGCAGCGAAAAAGTTCGGCGTACCGATCGACATGACGCAACTGGAAATCCAGAATCCGCGCGCGCAGAATCTTGCGTCCGCGCCGGGTTCGCCAGTCGCGGGTCAATTCTGGTACAACACGACGACCGGCCGGTTCGAGTATCGCGGCGCATCCGGCACGATCGATCCCACGGCACGTGCCAACCACAGCGGCACGCAGACTGCTGCAACGATCAGCGATTTCGACACGCAGGTTCGCACCAGCACGCTGAACCAGATGGCTGTGCCGACCGCTTCGGTCAGCATGAACAGCCAGAAACTGACGAACCTGCTGGCCGGCACGGCGGCAAACGACGCGATCAACTTGCAGCAATTGCAGGATGCCGTTGCGGGCCTGAGCTGGAAAGACGAAGTGCGCGTGGCGACCACGGTCGCGGGCACGCTGGCGACGAGTTTCGCAAACGGTCAGGCGGTCGACGGCGTGACCCTGGCAACCAACGATCGCATCCTGATCAAGAACCAAGCGGCCGGCGCCGAAAACGGCATCTACACCGTTAACGCGTCGGGTGCACCCACCCGTGCAACCGATGCCGACACGGCAGCCGAAGTCGCCGGCCTGGCAGTGTTCGTTTCGGCAGGCACGACCAACGCCGGAACTCGCTGGGTGCTGTCCACATCGGGCACGATCACGCTGGGTGCGACGGCACTGACGTTCGTCGCATTCGGTGGCGGGAATACCTACACGGCCGGCAACGGTTTGACCCTGAGCACCAACGATTTCAACGTTGGTGCGGGAACGGGTATTACGGTCGGTGCCGATACCGTGTCGATCGACACCGCGGTGACTGCGCGCTGGGTCACGGGCCTGATCGGCGACGGCACGAGCACGTCGCTTGCGTTCACGCATTCGCTGGGCAATCAGCACGTGATCGCACAGGTGACAGAAGTGGCCAGCAGCGCCGTCGTGGAATGCGACATCGTGAAAACGTCGACCACCGTGACGACGTTCAGCTTTGCCGTGGCCCCCGCCAGCAACGCGTATCGCGTGACCGTCGTCGGTTGATACCGTGAAGCGTCTAAGCACGCTAGGGCTCGTGTCGTTGGCAATTGCGCCATTCGACACGACCCCCAACCCCGGAACAAATGCACTCGCATGGTCGACCACCATCGGCGGCGTTGTGTCGTGGGATGGCTCGCGTTGGATAAGCGGGCCATTTGACGCCAGTGCATCATTTCTCGGTGTTCCGACCAATAGCGCAACGCTTCTGACCGTCCCGGTTGTTCGGCCTATTTCCTTTCCCGCCAATTTCGCAGGAAGCTATTGCAAAGCCAAGGTGGCAGCAACGGCAAGCACGGTATTGACGATCTGGAAAGACAGCACGCAAATCGGAACGATCACATTCGCAGCAGCCGGCACGACCGGGACATTTGCAAGCACTAGTGGTGCAGCGCAATCGCTCACGGCGGGTCAGGTGTTGGAAGTGCGCGGGCCAGCTACGGCTGACGCCACGCTGGCTTTTATTGGTACGGCACTGACCGGGGTTCGGTAATGGCAAGTCCGGTTATCCAATCGGTAAGCGTTCGGGACGGTGGCAACATCGGCCCGGCTACCGCAGCAGTTTTGACGGGTGTTACTGCAAATAACACCCTTGTTCTTATTGTCGCGCAAGCGTCGCACACAGCGGGCGTAACTGCAACCATTACGGTTACTGACAGCAGCGGTAATACGTGGGTCAATGGGGTTAGCCGTGATGCACCAGACAGCACGAATTTTCACGAATCAATTTCCCTTTGGTACGTTCTCAATGCATCAGCCGGTACGCATTCTGTTGTCGTAGAGAATACGGCAGACACAAATGACGGCTACGACATTCATTTGATGGAAATACCGACAGCCAGCAGTTTTGATGCTGGTTCGGTATCAACCACAGGTAATGCTGGCACAACGACGGCAACGTTGAGCGGCTACACGCCGACGGCATCGGCGCTGGTATTCTCGGCTATTGTTGTTTCCGACGGTACAACGAACGCAGGCATAAGCGATCCGCCGAGTGGTTGGACAACACAACACGTTAGCCAGGATGGCACAGCACCTGGCAATTTCGTGCCTTGCCAGATATCGCTGAAAAATGGCGCCACAGGCGCGCAGTCTGTAACGTGGAATTGGACCGCATCACACAGCTATTGGGCTGTTATGGGTGGGTTCCTGCTGGCCGGAACTAGCGTCACGCTGACGCCCGACAGCGACGTTTCGGCCGGCGCATGGACCCCGAGCACGGGCGCGACGCTATTCGGCGTGCTTGATGAAACGTCGGTGGATGACGCGGACTACATTTCAACCACCAGCAATAGCACCGCCGTTGTCGGTTTGTCAGATCCTGCCGGCACGCCGTCGGCCGGCACGCGCACGCTCACGTATCGCCTGAAAGGTTCCGCTGCAAAGAAAGTCGTCGTCACTTATCGCGGCGACGGCGGCACGCTGCACACATTCACGCACGATCCCGCGCCCACAGCGCTCACGACATTCAATCAGACTGTCACTGCTGACGCGGTATCGAATTGGTCGACGCTACAGGTTGGATTCGAGGCAGCGGACGCGACAGCACCGCCGTCGCCAGTTACCGTATACGGCGCGCAAGGCACGGCACCGTCGGCCACGGGCTCAGCAACGACAATACCTGCGGTTTACCCATCTGGAATTACAGCCGGCCAACTGCTCGTGCTGACTGTATCGTGGGGGAATAGCGCAGGCACTGCGCCAACAACGCCGTCAGGTTGGGGATTTCAGGGAACTGCTAATAACACAACTGGTACGTTTGGTACAGACACAGGCCCGCGTCGAGTTAGTGTTTATGCGAAAATAGCCGACGGTACAGAAACCGGCACGCTCAATGTAACTGCAACCGGAAACAATACCGGCGGCGCAAGCATAATTAGGTTGGCCCATACTAATGCCGGTTACGATTGGGCCGTTGCGGTAAGCACTGGCGCGGATTCAACAGCCGGCACGGGCGTTAGCGTAACTGGTGGGTCAACGATCGCATTTCAAGCTGGCGATTTGATGGTAATCAGCGTCGGCCAGCTTGTTGATAATTCAACGCAGTCTGCGAAAAGCATAACCGCGACGGGCATAACTTTCGGTACGCTAACGAATCGCGCCAGTGTGGCAATAACCACAGGCAGCGACATGCGCCATATTGTCGACACGGTGCCTGTGTCGTCAGGATCTGGCACCGTCGCGCCTGTGTATGCGTACACTGCCAGCAGTGCGACGACACAAGCTGCAGTGGTTTTCTTGCGAGTGCGCGAGGTTCCCCCTGCAGAGTTCGCACGGGTCACATGGGCCAAACTGACCGTCCCGTCGCCCCCGCCCGCTGCGTTCGTCAATAGCCCGTGCTTCATCTGCATGTGATTACACTAGGATCATCATGAACAATACCCCGACGATCGAAGCCGTGACCCCGCCCGTAGGCGAGCAAGCCATGGGCGGCGGCATCGAAGGTGCGAGCCGCAACACGCGCGAACTCATGCAGTGGACGCCCCCGGTTATCTCGCCGGATCAGCAAATCAACCCGATCAAGGATCTGGCCGATGCACGCGGCATCGACCGCATGCAAAATGACGGCTATGTCACTGGCGCAATTCACATTCACCGTGACAGCATCGTCGGTGCGACGTATCGCCTGAATGCTCAGCCTGAATATCGCGTGCTGGGCACTGACGAAGCATGGTCAGATGAATTTCAAGAGGTTGTCGAAGCCCGGTTCAACCTGATGTCCGACAGTCAGGAAAACTGGTTTGACGCGGCAGGCTCGAACACGCTGACCGGACTTGTGCGCCTGGCTGTGGGTGGTTTCGTGATGACCGGCGAAGTGCTGGCGACGGCGGAATGGTTGCGCAGCAGCGACCGGCCTTTCAGCACCGCAGTGCAAATGGTGAGCCCCACACGCCTGTCGAATCCCGATAACATGATGGACACGCGCACACTGCGGCGCGGCGTCGAACACAACGTTTACGGTGCGCCGATTCGCTACCATTTCCGCGCCGGCCACCCGTCGGAGTGGTACGACAACAATTCGCTTTTCTGGCGCAGCGTTGACGCGCGTAAGCCGTGGGGCCGGCTCATGGTGCTGCACATCATCGAGCAAATGCAGCCCGATCAAACTCGCGGTATCGCCGACATGGTTTCCGCCATGAAGACGATGAAAATGACATCGAAGTTCAAGGATGTCGTTTTGCAGGGCGCCGTCGTGAATGCCAGCTATGCGGCAGCCATCGAATCAGAATTGCCTAGCGAGGTTGTTTTCGCAGCCATGGGCGCAGGTGGTCCGGGTCTGCAGGGTGCACTTTCGCAATACATGGCTGCGCTGACCGAGTACAGCGGCAGCAGCTCGCGCATTGCAGTCGACGGCGTGAAGATGCCGCACCTATTTCCTGGCACGAAATTGTCGCTCAAGCCGATGGGCACGCCGGGCGGTGTCGGCACAGGGTTCGAGCAGTCGCTGTTGCGCAATATCGCGGCAGCGCTGGGCCTGAGCTATGAGCAGTTCTCGCGCGACTACACGCAAACCAACTATTCGAGCGCGCGTGCGTCCATGAATGAGACATGGAAATACATGCAGTCGCGCAAGAAAGTCGTCGCGGATCGCTTCGCGTCAATGGTCTATGCGCTGTGGCTCGAAGAGGAAATGAACGCCGGAAATATCCCGCTGCCGCCCGGCATGAAGATCGCCGATTTCTACAGCGACCCGACGAAGCGTGCAGCACTGTGTGCGGCCGACTGGATCGGTGCAAGCCGCGGGCAGATCGACGAACTCAAGGAAACGCAAGCTGCATTCGAGCGCATCAAGGCTGGCCTGAGCACCTACGAAAAGGAATGCGCGCGACTCGGCGATGATTTCCGCAAGATTTTCCGCCAGCGTGCGCGTGAAGATCGGATGCTGATCGATCTCAAGTTGCCAGCCCTGACCAGCGAACGGATCTCGGGCACAGCACCGCCCCCGCCCGTCGACCCAGCTCAAGCTGCGGCAGATGCTGCACAAAACGGGCAAGATAGCAAGCAACCTGCCTGATACACTGCGCCGCCAAAGGAGCGACCATGAGCGACCACATTGCCCGCGAAGTGCTGAGCCGGATGAATTTGCGTGAAGTCGCACTAGCACCGCATTACAGCGGACTGGCTGCCGACCTTCGCTCGTTGTCCATGTCGCAGCCGTCGCAAGAACAACAGGCGTTCTTGGCCCGTCGCGCGGATCTGTGCGCAGCGTATGGCCTGGCGCCCGTCGAGCAGACAAAGCCGTTCGCGTTCTCGGGCGGCGTCGCCATCGTCCCGGTGCACGGCACGCTGATCAATCGGTTCGGCGCGTCCTATGGCTACGTGACCGGCTACAACTTCATCCGGTCGCAGACGGCAGCGGCGGGCCTCGATCCCGACGTGACGCACATCGTCTTTGACCACAATTCCTACGGCGGCGAAGCGGCCGGCTGTTTTGAGGCTGCCGCGGATATCCCGGTGCTGGCGAACGGGAAACCCACGATCGCGGTGATCGACAGCAATTGCTATTCCGCGAGTTACGCACTTGCATCGCAATGCGATCAAATCGTGTGCACGCCCAGCGGTGGCGCCGGTTCAGTCGGCGTTGTTGCAATGCACGTCGATATGTCGAAAATGCTCGCCGAATGGGGTATCGTGATCACCTTGATCGCGGCCGGCGAGCACAAGGTCGACGGCAACCCATACGAAGCGCTGCCCCCGGCTGTGCGCAAGGACATCAAGACAAACGTCGAAAAGTCTCGCGTGAATTTCGCGCAACTTGTTGCCGATGGGCGTGAAATGGATTTGAAAGCCGTGCTGGATACCGAAGCACGTGTTTACAGGGCCGACGATGCACTCGCCGTTGGCTTTATCGACGCAATCGCATCGCCACAGGCGGCGGTGCAGGCGTTTATCCGCGACCTGAACGGCTCGCAAACCTCAACGACGAAAGGAACGTCCATGAAGACCCCCGAGCAGCTCGCGGCCGAACAGCAAGCCGCGCAACAAGCCGCCGTGACCGAAGCTGCGAGCACCGCCCGCACCGCCGAACGCGCACGCATTTCCGGCATCCAGTCGTGCGAGCAGGCCAAGGGACGCGAAGCCCTGGCATCGCACCTGGCACTGAACACCGACATGTCGCTCGAAGCGGCGCAGGGCATCCTGGCGGCATCGCCGAAGGTCGAACCTGCTGCCGCTGCCGTGCCGGCTGCGCAAACCACGGGCGCCGCGAATCCCTTCGCAGCGGCCATGGACGCCACCAAGAATCCGAAGGTCGGTGCTGACAGCACCGTCGCAGGTGGTGGCGCGAATGGCGGCGAATTGCCGCTGCACATGCAGATCCTGCGCGATCAGGAAGCTGCGACCGGCCTCAAGCTGGTGAAGTCGGCGTAAGCCACCCTGCAACATCCCGCAACTCTGAGGAATATTCATCATGTCCTATCAGGATCTCGCTTCGGGCGGTTCGCTCGATGGTTCGTTCTTGCTGCCGCTGCTTTTCGTCGGCGAAGGTGAGATTTCGTCGTCCGCTGCGCCGAGTCTGGACGCCAGCATCGCGCAATACACGGTGTGCGCCCTGACCGCAACGGGCGTGACCCGTTTCGTGGTCGGCACGCACACGAAAGATCAGATGGTGATCAACAGCCAGCCGATCACCGCGATCGGTCAGCAGGTGCCCATCTGGACTCGTGCACGCACGGTCAATCACGAGGCGCTGGTGTGGCCTGCCGGGCTGACGCTGGACACCTTTGCCGAACGCCTGGCGTTCACGCAGGGCACGCCGTTCACCATCGGCAAGGCGATCAATCACGGTAATCCGCCGTGGGCATCCTGATCCACCCGCAACAGCACCAACCCGAAACTACCCGAGGAAACTGAATCATGGCTGGCAATCTTTACGATCTGACCACGCTGCTGCCGGTACTCGAAGTGCAGAAAGTTCTGCCTTCTTACTGGCTGCAGTATTTCCCGACCGAAATGACCTTCGACACGGACGAAATTCTGTGGGACAAGGTTTTCACCGACGGTCGCAAGCTCGCCCCGTTTGTCGTGCCCAACGTGCAGGGTCGCGTGTCCGGTCTTTCCGGCTACGACTCGCGTTCGTTCCGGCCCGCCTACATCAAGGACAAGAACGTGATCGATCCGACGATGCCGTTCAAGCGCATGGCCGGTGAAGCACTCGGCACGGGCAGCCTGACGCCCGGCCAGCGCCGCAATGCCCTGATCGGGCAAATGCTGGGCGATCAGAAGCAACGGCTTGCCAACCGCTTCGAGTGGATGGCGGCGAAGGCCATCGCCGACGGCAAGGTGACGATCAAGGGTGAAGACTACCCCGAAGTGATCGTGGATTTCCGTCGCCATGCCAGCCTGACGATCACCCTGGCCGGCGCCGCCCTGTGGACGGCATCGGGCACGGCGAATCCGCTGGGCGATCTCAAGGCTGCGCGCATCGCTGCGAATTACCGCAGTGGCGCGCGAATTCAGCGCTGCGTGTTCGGCGCCGATGCGTGGGATTTGCTGTCGGCTCGCGTGGATCTGCGCGCGCAGATGCAAACGCAGATCGAAGGCTACGGTACGCGCGTGACCATGTTGACCGACGGCTACGAAGGTTACGAGTACATGGGCACGATTCAAGGTCTGGACGGCAGCGGCCGGATCGAAGCGTGGGTGAATACCGCGAAGTACATCGATCCCGCCGACGGCACCGAGCAGTTCATGCAAGACCAAAAGACGGTGGTCGGCGTCGCGCCGGGCAGCGTTCGCGGTGTGCAGTGTTTCGGCGCCATCAAGGACAAAAAGGCCGGTTACATGGCCTTGAAGATGTTCCCGAAGACGTGGGAAGAAGAAGACCCCTCGGTCGAATTCATGATGACGCAAAGCGCGCCCCTCATGGTTCCGGTCGAGCCGAACGCGACTTTCTCGATCAAGGTCGCAGCGTAATTCAGCGGCACGCGCGGGGTAATTCCCGCGCGCCCCTGAAATTCCATCAACCGTCAGCAGCAGAGATTCCGCAAAATGAAAGTTCTCATTCCCGTGCAAGGTGTCGTGGTGCACCGCGATGGCAAGTCTTTTTCCCCCGAGATCGGCAAGCCCTTCGAGTTCAGCGACGACGAAGCCAACGACATCGCGGCCATGAACCCCGGTGCCGTGCGTTCCCCGGTGAACGAAGGCGGCGACGAAGCCCCCGCCAGCAAGCCGCAGCAGGCCCCCGCGCCCGCCACCAAGCCGAAGGCAGCCGCCCCCGCCCCGTCGGTCAGCACCGACCTGTGAGCCCGCAATGGCCTACGAATTCGCAGCAGCCTTGAGCCTGGCCCGGCGCGTCGCGCACGACGTGATGGCTGTGCCGATGCTCTATTCCGACGACGTGGTTACCACGCCTACGGAGCTGCGAATTCGGTGGTCGCGCAAGCCTGTGATCAACGGCGATCTCGCGTTCGCCGGTTGGTCGCAGCAGCTCGAAGGGCTGGACAGCGTAATTTTCGACATCGAAGAATTGAATCTCAAAGGCATCACGTTGCAGCGTGGCGGCACGCTCACTGGTGATTTTGATAGTCCATTTTTCGGCGCAATTATTGTTCTCGATTCGCAATTTCCCGACATGGGCTCGATCAAACGGATCTGGCGTGCGGTGCTGAAATGAGCGTGAAAGTAACGGCCGATGCGTTGGAAGATGCTGCGATGTATTTCGAGCGCATGCCCGAGATCGCGGCGAAATCCGCCAGCCTGGCGATAAACCAAGTCGTCGATCGGCAAGGTCTGCGCCTGGCTGCCGAAGCGATTTACGAGCAGGTGGCTTTCCCGAAAGACTACCTCAAGGGCGACCGGCTTACCGTGAGCCAGCGTGCGCGCCCGAACAACCTGATAGCCGTCATCAAGGCGCGCAAACGTGCAACGAGCCTGGCGCGCTTCGCACAGGGCACGCCGATCGGCGGCGGGCAGTTCATCGCTGGCGGCGGGCGCGCCCCGAATGCGGGCGTTCGTGTGACCGTGCGGCCGGGCAATGCGACCGTCATGCGCGCCGCCTTTCTCGTGCGCTTGAACAAGGGCGCGAGCATGGATGAAGACAATTACAACGTTGGGCTCGCAGTGCGCGTGAAAGCCGGCGAAACGATCAAGGGCAAGAGTGGCGAGCATCAGTCGTGGTTGGTGAAACCCACCGACAAACGCAGCGGCGTCGCCCTGCTTTACGGGCCTAGCGTCGATCAGGTTTTTTCCGATGTGGCCGGTGAAATATCTGACCCGATGCTGAAACTTGTCAGCGCAGAATTCTTTCGTCAATTCACCCGACTGAGCGTTTGACATGGCTTTGATTCCCACACGCCTGCTGATTCTCATACGTATGCAGTCGCTGTTGCGCGGAATTACGCCGGCAAATGGATACGGATTCGACCTGTCGGGCGAGCAGTCGGTATTTCGTGGTCGCATTCTGCTGGGCGCGGAAATCAAGCCGTTGCCCGTTCTGTCGCTGCTCGAAGCTGCACGCCCCGATGCCGCTGCATATTTCATGGGCGAGTGGAACGACACGCGTGACGAAAAGTGGACGATCCTGATTCAAGGCGTCATCGAAGACGATCCAATCAAGCCGACGGATTCGGCCTATTATCTCGAAGCGGCTGTGGAAAAGCGGCTGTCACTCATTTCCGAAACCACGCAGCACGGCACGCCGGTTGACGAGGTTAATTTCATGCTGGGCGGGCTGATCAACGAAATGGAAATCGGCCCGCCTGTCGTGCGCCCACCCGAAGACAAGATTTCGGCGACGGCGTTCATGTTCCTGCCCGTCAGGGTGGGACTCGCGCGCCCGATCGGCAACCCATACACTACGATCTGACGACGCGTTTCGCTGACCTCAACCACCCCCGAAAGGAACTTTCATCATGGCAGGCTTGAACAAAAACTATGTGCTGGGCAAGGGTCGGTTCTACTTCGAGCCGTTTCTACCCGGTGCGTCCAGCGGTGCCGGCGAGAAATACGTCGCGCAGACCAAAGAAGGCTCGTTCACCGTGTCGGCCGACACGCTGGATCACTACGACGCCGACGAAGGTCTGAACGTGCTGGATGACCAGTTGACCACCAAGGTCGATGTCGCCGGCAAGTTCGCTGTCGAGAACATCACGATGGATGTCATGGCCGATTTCCTGCTGGCCAACGGCGTCACGTCGACCACCATCACGAGCGGCACGGGCGTGGTCAGCAACTTCGTCGATGTGCAACTCGGTCGCTATCTGCAACTCGGCAAGACCGCTGGCATGCCGCAAGGTGCACGCAACATCACGAACGTGACGATCGTGGTCAACGGCGCTGGCGGCACGCTGGCGAACGTCGGTGACGTGAACTACACCGTCGACCTGGCACTCGGTCGGATCTACATCCAGCCCACAGCGACCGGCATCGCGGCCGGCGACGACCTGGCTGTCACCTTCGACGTGTCGGCCGGTGTGCGTGAGATCGTGATCTCGAAGGATCAGCAGTTGCGCGGTGCGCTGCGGTTCATTTCGGCCAACCCCACGGGTGGGCAGCGCGATTTCTATTTCCCGCTGGTGAACCTGTCGCCCGACGGCGATTTCAACTTGAAGGGCAGCGACTGGCAATCGGTGTCGTTCAAGTTCACGGCGTTGAAACTCAACGCACTGACCGAACGCGTGTACGTCGACGGTCGCGCAGCGTAAGCAGGGGCAGCACATGGGCATCGCGGATTACAAACCGGCGACGACGGTGCTGCCCTTTGCGGGCGGCACATTCACCGTGCGCGGACTTTCTCTTGACGACGTGGCGGTGTTGATCAACACCTACCTGCCCGACGTTGATAAATTGTTCGAGCTGTATAGCGAAACGGTGAAAGAGGATGTGCAGGTTCTTGCGACCGCACAATACGCCATCGGTTTGTGCCGTGATGCCCCCTCGCTTGTCGGCCACCTGCTCGCGCTGGCCAATAACGAGCCGGCTGCAATTGACGGCTATCGGAAATTGCCGATGACCGTGCAAGTGGAAATGCTCAAGGCAATTCTTCACTTGACCTTTCTCGAAGCGGGCGGCGCAAAAAAATTCTTCGCGGGTCTGACAACGCTGATCGGGATGGTGGCGCCGCCCGTGAAGACGGACTCGCGCACCTGACCCCTGCCCAGCGGGCTTACAGGAACCTTCGGGTCGATGTCAGCCTGTTGATCAGCGAAGGCCATGCCGCAGCCAGGCACTATCCGCTGGTGGTGCTGTGGCAAGAGGCACAGATCGTTCGTGAACGGCTAGACCAGCGCAGCGTCACAGATACACTGCTACTCGATGCGGTGGTCGCAAAGCACCTATCGGGGGATGCCGACCACTTCAACACCTTAATCGAGGGTCTGCAGAATGGCCGGTGATAGCAAAGACGTTGAGCTGCGAATTCGCGCAACGCTTGACGGGAAAAAGAATCTCACCGAAACCGTGGATGCGCTCAAGGCGCTTTCCACGGCTCAGGATCAGCAATTGATCGCTGCGAAAAAGGGTGAGATCGGCGCGAAACAACTCCAAAACGCATACGACGCACTTGCCAAGGTTGCAGAATCCTTGGTGAGTAAGTCGGCACTGGTGCGTGAGTTTCAGTCGCAGTCTGATGTATTCGACGAAATCAAAGCCCGCGTCGAAGCTGCTCGCCAGGCCCAACAGAATTACGCCCGTTCGATCGACGGCAGTCGTGAGCCGACAAAGGCGCAGACTACGGAACTCAATCGCCTGGCGTCCGCGGTAAAGGCTGCAGAAGGTGCGCAAACTCGTTTCGAGAATCGCGTTGCAAAAGGCGCAGCGAAACTCGCGGATTATGGAATTGCGACTGCAGACCTGGCCAGCGCGCAAGGGATCATCGCGGCAGCCCTGCAGCAAGTCGACACGGCATTGCAGCGTCAGAGCACCGCACTGCAAACACTCGACGCTGACCTGAATGCCGCGAAGCGTGCAACCGAAGCGGCGGCGAAAGCCGAACTCGATCGCACGTCGGCCATCGCTGACGCCACGAAGCGAGATCAGGAACGCGCAGCCCTTTCCGCAAAATGGGTGACTGCGCTCAATGGTATCGAAAAGGCACGCGAGAAAGATGCGAACGCGGCGAAGGCTGAAAAGGATGCCGAAGCGGCTGGCCTGAAAGCCCGTTCAGAAGCGCTCAGCAGCAAATGGGTGGTCGCACTCAACGCCATCGAAAAGGCACGCGCAAAGAGTACACAAGCGGCTGTCGACGAAAAGAATGCGGAGCAAGCCGGCATCAAGGCACGCGCCGATTCCCTCAGCAGCAAATGGGTCGGCGCACTCAATGCCATCGAGAAAGCGCGCGCCAAAGAAACGGCAGCCACCGAAGCGCAGACCACGGCAGAACTCAAGCTGCGGGCAGCCCTTGTTGAATCGGCCGATGCAGCCGCTGCAAAGGTGCGGGGTGCATCCACCCTTGCCCGCCCGACTGCAGCGCCCGTGCTGGCCAACGGCACCGCCACGATCGCGGCAACCATCGACCCCGGATCTGCAGCACTGGCGAACGTCAACGGCATCGAGCAGGCTGTCGCCAGGCTCGAAGCGCGCGTGGCCAGCATCAAGGGGCCGGTGAAGGGCTACGCTGAGGCTTTGCGCGAAGCTGAGGGGGCTCAGCGGGCTTTGCTGAGCGTGTCTCGCCAGATCGACGGCTTTCAAAACCAGATCACCGCACTGCGGGCAGCCCGTGCCGAGTACACGCAGGCTCGTGCAGCCGTCACAGCGCTCGTGCAGGCCATGCGCGACGGCACGGCTGGCCCTGATGTCACTGCCCAGCTTGCAGCCGCTCAGGGCAAGCTCGCAGCCGCTGCACGGGCCATGGCCAGCGAGACAGCGACGGCGCGCGGCATGCGTACCGAACTGCGCGCGGCCGGTGTCGATACAAGCAACCTGGCTGCAGCACAGACCAGCCTGGCAAATCAGGCGAATCGCTCAGTCTCGGCAACCGATGCGATGGCAGCCGCGGTGAAGCGGTACGGCAAGGCTGCGCAGGATGGGCGCCGCGAAGGCGAAGGGCTAGGGGCAGCCTTCGCACGCATGGCCGGCGAACGCACGACGCTGAGCTTTTTCCAGCGCATGCGCGGTGAAGTGCTGGGCCTGGCTACCGCATTCATCGGCGTTCAGGCAGCCGTCGGCCTGGCGAAAGGTGCGATCGATGTCGCCCTTGAAAATGCCAAGATCCTGCGTGGCCTGAACATCGTATTCGAGGGTGATCAGGCGCGCGCACGCCAGGAATTCGAGTATTTGCGCAACACGACGCAGCGGTTGGGCGTCGACCTGGCATCGGGCGCAAAGGGTTATACGAAGCTGGCCATTTCCGCGAAAGCCGCGGGCATGACCACGCAAGAAACACGGTTCATCTTTGAGAACATGGCAACTGCCGCGCGCAACGCGGGCCTATCGAACGAAGAGTTTGAGGGAACCTTAAAGGCAGTTGAACAAATGCTTTCAAAGGGGGTCATTCAAGCCGAAGAATTGAAAGGCCAACTCGGCGACCGTTTGCCCGGTGCAGTTTCTTTGCTCGCGCAGTCGATGAATAAGACGGTGCCTGAGCTTTTGAAAATGATGGAAAGCGGCGGTGTCGTTGCCGAATACGTTCTGAATTTGTCCCGCCAGGCCGGAATTACTTTCGGCAAGGTGACGGACGACGCGGCGAACAGGCTGCAAACCGCGATCATCAATCAGGAACGTGCGACGCGCAATTTCAAAGAAGCACTCGGCGAAGCTGGATTCATCGAAGCCTATACGGAGTTCATGAATAAGCTCGCGGTGCTGCTCAACAGTGAGCAGGGCAAGGCGTTGGCAAAGCAACTGTCGGCTGGCTTTTCCGCGGTTGTGTCGATCCTGCAATTCACCGTCGACAATATCAATTTCGTGAAAGTCGGCCTCGAAGTGCTGATAGGTGTGGGTGCGCTGGCGTGGCTGTCGAAAATCACGCTGGCATTCAAGACCTTCGCGGCGGTTACTGGCCTGGCCGGCATTTCGATGACGGCTGTGACCGGGGTTATCACGACGGCTGTAACGACCATGGGCGGCACCGTGGCAACCGTCGGCAGGCTGACCGGCGCGATCGGGTTCCTGGCGACCGCGTTCAAATTCCTAGGCCGGTCGATCCCGATCGTGGGTGCACTGTTGATCGCCTACGATCTCGGCAAAGCCATTTACGACAAGTTCAAGGGTGACGCCGATCGCATCCGTGGTGAAGCTGCCAGCCTCAAGGATGACCTACAGGGTCAGTTGAACCCGCTGGGCGCATCGAGCAAGTTTGCGAACGCAGGCAAGCAAGACGGCACGAGCCCAACGTCGCCTGACGGTGTGCGCTTCGTGAGCCCTGACCAGCAGACGGCAAAGGCAGTTGAGGCTGCCCTGAAAAAGAACCAAGGAAAGCTAGACACGAAAGACAAATCATCCCGCATGACCGGGGCAAAGGCCGAACTTGAGGAACGCATTCGCATCGCCAGCGAAGAAGTCGTGGCCTTGCGCACGATGGCCGACACCGAGATCAAGGATGCCATCATCAAGCGCGACACCCTGGCGAAGATCGACAAACAACTGTCGCAGATCCGCAAGGTCGAAACACAGCGGTACAACAACGAGCACCGTGCAGCCGTCGAGACACAGGCCGACCGCGATCTGAAAATCGCAATGGACCTGGCGACCGAACTCGACCACCTGGCCGACAAGAACGCCAACAAAGAGGCGAACATCGACCCGAACGCGACGTTCGCCGATCGGCTGCGCGCGCGTGAAGCGCTGGCGTCCGACTCGATGGATAAGCTGGCTGCAAAGGCCAAACAGCTAGACGACCTCTTGAAGCGTGACCCGAAACCAAAGGCTGCCGTCGATCAGCGTTTGGCCGATGCGGGCATCAAGGGTGGCCTGCCTGGCGCACAGAAGTTAATCGAGCAGCAGCGGCAGTTGGCCATCGCAACGGCCGGCAAAGAGGCTGTTCAAGCTGAGGTCGACCGGCTCGAAAAGCAACTGTCGGACAAGCAAACCGTGATGGCTGCGAAGCTGGGCGCAGAACAGACCCTGTACGAAAACGGCTTGATTACACAGGCCGAACTGCTCGCCAACCGTCAGCAGATCCAGACCGAGTACAACGCCGAAATCGACGCCAGCGCCGAAAAGCTGCAGACCTTCGCAGCCACGTATGAAAAGCTGCTTGACCCCACGCTGTTCGCAACGCTGTTCGCCAGGATCAGGGGTCTGCGTGCGGGGCTCGATGCTGGGCGCACGGGCGCAGATGCAGCGCTCAAGGCCAGCGAGGGCAACACGAATCGCCTACTCGAACAGCGCAAACTGCTGCTAGATGATGTGAACCAGCGCCTACAACTCGGCATCATCACGACCGAGGATGCAGCCGCCCTGACGAACCAGATCAATGATCGGTTCAAGGTGAGCATCGTCGATAGCACTGAGGCGACGATCGCCCTGATCGACCAACTCAAGGCCATGGGCGTATCGCCCGAAGTTGCTGCCCAACTCGATTCCATCCGTGCACGGATGATCGGCGTGAAAGTGGAAACGCTCAACGCCCAAAAGGCGTTTGACGGATTGACCACAACGATCATCGATTCGTCGGCGACCGGGATCAGCAGCACACTGCAGAGTTTCGGCGGCGAGTTTGCCAAGATGGTGAGCGGGCAAGAAAAGGTCAGCGACGGTTTCGAGAACATGGCAAAGACGGCTGCGCAGACCTTCGCGCAACTGCTTAGCGACATCGCTGCATACATCATCAAACTGCAGATCGCAAACCAACTGGCCAACAGCACAAACCCGACGGTGGCAGGCATCGGGCTCAAGATGGGCGGCACGAAAACCCCCGATGTGGCCACGCCTGCACCTGCTGCAGCGCCTGCCGCTGCAGGGGCCGTTGTCGGGGCGGCTGACCCCGGTGCAGCGCTCACGACAGCCGCAACAGAAGCGGCGACCATCCAGACCGGCGCAGCGATCACCGCAGCCACAACGACCGAGACAGCGGCCATCGTGTCGGCCACGACTACCGAAGGGGCAGCGCTCACTGGCGCAGTCATCGACAAGGGCGCGGATCTGCTGAGTGCGACGACAGAGCAGACATCGGCAACGCTTGCTGCTGGCGAGATCACCGCGGCCGGTGCGCTGTTTGCTGCAACCGTCGAAGCTGCCGCAGCAGCACAGGCTGCGACCTCAGCATTCCACACGGGCGGCGTGGTGGGCGCAGGTGCCGTCATGAGCCGGTCGGTTTCGCCGTCGGTGTTCAGCGGTGCTGCCAAGTTTCACAGCGGTGGCTTGCCTGGCCTGCGCCGCGACGAAGTGCCCGCGATCCTCAAGAAAGGCGAAGAGGTCATGACCCGTGACGATCCGCGCCACATCCTCAACGGTGGCGGGGCAACGCCGTCGAGCGGTGGCAGCAGCGCCGGGCAGCGACTGGTGATCGTCGATGATCGGGCAAAGGTCGCAGAAGCGATGGCCAGCGCCGAAGGCGAACAGGTCACACTGATGCACGTCAGGCGCAATCTGCCAACCCTCAAAGCACTGCTCAGGTCATGACCGCTGCAACCTCTTTCGCCATACCGTCGCCAGCCGTGGCGGCAGCCTTCGTTGACGGCGAGCTGGCTGTCGGCCCCACCAGCACAGCAGCCGGCACAAGCCACCTGGCGCGCCTGCTCAACCTGGCTGGCGGGGTCTATACGCTGCGCATGTGGGCGAAGGATGTAGCGACCCTATGGGTCGGAACGGAACTGATCAGCACGCGGCGCATCGGTGTGTCGAACATCGCTGACGCCGGGCCTATCACGGTCGACGTGTACGCACAGCCGGGAACCAACCGGATCGATGTGACGCTCGTGAACCTGACGGCTGGCCAACAACCTTACTTCGCGCTGTCAATCGTCAAGGATGGCAAGGTTATCTATACAAGCGCTGCAACCGGGTGGGAGTGGGGCACGAGCCCTGTGCTTGACTCGGCGTTGCCATCGGCCGGCGATCCGCGGTTGAGCCTGCCCGTTTGGACCCTCACCCCCAACTGGAAAGATGGGGTGCTTGAACGCCTGGCCTGGCTGACCGATGTGCTGGTGAGCGAAGAGGATAGCGAGCAGCGCCGGGCACTGCGCAGGTTCCCGCGCCGCTCGATCGAGGCATCGTTTCTGCGGGCGAACGTGGGGCGCATGGTGCTTGACACGTTCGTGTCGGCCCTCGGTCGCAATCAGTGCCTTGTGCCCCTGTGGTTCGAGCAGCTACGCACGACGGCGATCATCGGCCCGTCAACGCCGTCGATCGCCTTTCCGACGGGCGAGCTGGCCACACGTGAGTTTCACGACGGCGATCTATTCTTGCTGAGTGATCGAGATCCAGCGGTATACGACCTGTGCACGGTGGCGTCGATCGCGGGCGATGTGCTGACGATCGGCAATGCGCCGCTGCGTACCTGGCCTGTCGGCACGCGCATCACACCTTTGCGCACAGCTCGAATTGAAGGCGCCACGTCGGTTCAAAACATCACCGCGACGATCGGCTCAGCGCAAGTGCGTTTCGAGCTGAGTGACAGCGAAAAGAATATCGCAGGCAGTTGGGGATATTGCTCACCGCTTTGGCGATTTGTCATCGATAGGTCGACGCCCATGAATGCCGATTTCGATCGGCTCGCGTATTCGTTCGATGTGAACACGGGCGTCGTCGACGTTGTTGATCCAGCGAATAAATCACGCATCGGTATCAAGGCGAATTTGCTTTTGCGCGGGCGTGCCGAAGTCAATGCATACAAAGCATTTCTCGCCATGGCGCGCGGAAAGGCTGCCCGTTTTTGGTATCCCTCGGGAACGCACGACCTCGAACCCCTGAACCCGATCGGCGGAACGACCATCATCGTGCGCCAGGTCGGCTATTCGCGCCTGTTCACGTCGCCACAAGATGCGCGCGTTATGCTGGCGTTCATATTCACCGACGGTCGACCGTCGGTTTATCGGCGAATCGTCGCCACCGAAGACCTAGGCGACGGGGGTGAACAGCTTACGCTCGATGCCGCAGTGCCCCCCGTCGACCGCGCCGTGATCAGCCGGCTGAGTTACGTGTTGCCGGTACGCTTCGATCAGGATTCGTTCGAGCTGTACCACGTCACGGACGATCTGAAAGCCGTCAAGGCTGCCGTCGTGGTGCGATCGAGCGAGATCGCCGGCATGCCCCCTATCGACTGTTGGATCACGAGCCAGCCTTACCCCGTGCAGGTGAACGGCGATGCCCTGGCCATGTCGGGCGAAGCGACAAACACAGCCGGCATTCCCCCGCTGTTCGAGCCGCTGGCCATGGGCGCCACGATCCTAGGCGGCAGTTTCCCGCTGATCGTGATCTACACGCCTGTTTCGATGGACATCGACAGTCTCGACATGGGCGCAACCATCATCGATGGCAGTTTCCCGCTGACCGTGACCTACGGAACGGCAGATGCTGGCGTCGACTCAATGGACATGACTGCCGCAGTCACTGGCGGCACAATGGTGGTGAATTTGATCCAAAGCGTGATGGATACAGATTCCCTTAACATCAGCGCAACGATCATTAACGGAACCTTAATATGAGCACGAAACTCGCGGGCTTTTACAAACTCACGGCGACCGACAGCGTTACCGGAAAAAGCCGTGTCCTTGCCGATTGGTTCGAGAACCTGATCACAAATACGGGCCTCGAACGCCTAGGCACGGGTACGTCGATTGACAGGTGCAAGGTCGGTTCGGGCTCAGCAGCGCCGTCGGTCAGCGATACGGCGCTGCAGGCACAAGTCGCAGAAACCACGACGGTATTTGCGCAAGAGAACGGCGCACAGACATCATCACCCTATTTCGGGTGGATGCGTACCACCTACCGTTTCGGCATGGGCGCAGCGGCCGGCAATTTGTCTGAGGTCGGCGTCGGTTGGGGCCTAGGTCTTTTCAGCCGTGCATTGATCAAGGACAGCGGCGGCACACCGACGACAATCACCGTGCTGTCGACTGAATTTCTCGATGTCACGTATGAGCTGCGCATGTACGCACCGCCGACTGATGTGTCATTCACGACGGTGATTGCGGGCGTCACGCACAATTGCGTAATGCGCGCAGCCGTTGCGAATAACTCGAACTGGTGGCGCCCGGCACTCGGCACAAGCGGCCACATCGGTTTCGGCAATAGTTTCGCCGGCAACGAAGTGAAGGTGTACAACGGCACGCTAGGGGCAGTCACGTCCGCACCGAGTGGATCGGTTGCCACGGGCTCACCGACAGAAAATGCCTATGTGGCGTCCAGCCTGCAGATCACAGCCGCACTGAGTTTCGGCCTCGATCAAGGGAATGTGGCGGGCGGCATTTCTGCTCTATTTTGGTCATCCAACAGCGGGGCATATCAGATTTCGTTCGATCCGCCGATTGCGAAGGACAACACGAAAACGCTCACCATCAATGCTGCAATTCAGTGGGCGCGGGGTGCGTGATGTCGTTGCCGCAAAACGCAGCGTCAACCCTGGCTGTGGCCGGGCGCATTCTCTATCCCGACAGCCTCGTGAGCAACGAGCTTGAAGATTTCGAGGATGGGGGCATCGGGGTTCAGGATTCGTCAGCGGGGCTCATGGGCTATCGGTGGCGCTGCTGGCTCGAAGGCGTGAATATCCGACTGCAACGCGATGGCCTGGCGGCGACAACGTTGTTCAGTGCGTCGGGCGTCACGGCACTTTCGTTCGCATTCGATCAGGCCATGCGCCCCAATGTGGCCTATCAACTGGCCGACGGTGTTGTGCACCTGCGCTGGTACGACAGCACGGTTCCTGGCTATGTCACCAGCACGTTCGGCGTGGTGAAGAATCCGCGCATGTGCCTTGACGACAAGCGTATCGAGCAAGTGCAAAGGTCCGATGTGATTCTGGCCTACCTGCGCAACGGTTCTCTGCTGTATCGCCAGCAGCGGGATCGATACGCGATCGAGCGCACGCTGAGCACAGGGGTTGCGCCAACAAGCCGACTCAAGAACATCGGCATGGGCGACAATCTGCGCCTGCACTTCGAGCTGGTATGAAATGAGCTACGACAGCCAGGAACGATCGATCGAAGATGGGCGCCCGATACGCCTGTATCGCTTCACCATGGGCACGACGGTGTGGCGATACACGTCGGCCGACGACGATCTCACAGTCGACGGTGTGCTGTGGAAAGCCGTTGCGATCCGCGACGACGGGGTGAAGGTCACGGGCGATTCGACCGCGGACTCGTTCACGATCACGGCATCGAGTAGCACCGGCCCGGCGCAGGTGTACATGTCGAATCCGCCAGCCGAAAGCATCGTCGTCGAACGCCTGGCCACGCATGAAGGCGTGACGGTGCCGGTAATCGACTACATCGGCGAAATCGTGCAGGTGAATTTCCCGATCCCTGGCCAGGCGCAATTCACGTGTCAAACGCTGTCGGCGACGATGCGGCGCAACGGCGTTCGCATTGGATATCAGCGCACGTGCCCCTATGCCCTTTATGACCAGTCGACGTGCAAGGTCGATAAGTCGGCGTATGCGATAAGCGCGACGATCACATCGGTCGATGGGCTCAATATCATCATGACCGGCATCACAGGTCATGGGGACACGTATTTCAAGGGCGGTTTCTTCGAGTGGGAAAACCCGCTGCGCGGAACTCAGCGCATGTTCATCGAAGCGCAAACCGGGATTTTCCACAACATTATTGTCGCGTTCGGCGACACGTCAGACCTTTATCCCGGCTTGCCCGTGACGATTTACCCCGGCTGTTTGCGCACGCAAGCGGCATGCACTGCGTTCTCGAATCTCGACAACTACGGCGGGTTTCCGTGGATGCCCGGCAAATCGCCGTTCGACGGCACACCATTTTTCTGAGGATCGCGCGCCATGGGAATTGAAATGCTTTACTATGCGCTGGTTATGCTGGTGGTTTCCGCCGTCATAACTTCAGCCATGATGCCGTCGCCACAATCGCGCGATCCGTCGAAACTAGAGGATTTCCAATTCCCGCAGATCGACGAAGGCACACCGCAAGCCGTTGTGTTCGGCGACTGCTGGTGCAACGATTGGACGATCCTCGCACTCGGCGATTTCAGAACTGTTCCTATTCCGAATTCCAGCGGCGGCGGCGGCAAGAAATGATCGACGACCCCATCATCACAGTGCAACACGTGCGTGACGCTGGCCTGTGCGTCCGCGGGGCGCGCCAGTGGCTCACGCTCAACGGGCTGAGCCTCGAACACCTGATTCGGCAAGGCTACCCCTGCAGTCAGATCGAAGCGCTTAACGATGCCATGGGCAATAAGGTGGCGAAGCTGGCCCGTGATCAAGCCAACGAGGAATTGAGATGAGCGACGGCGGCGGGGGTGGCAGCGGTGGGGCTGGTGGCGATCCAGACAGCGGCGGTGCAAATGGCTCAGGTGGCCATCGCTACTACATGGGAATGCACATGGGTGTTTGCCGTGGCCCGGTTGACGAACTCGTTGAGATACGCGTCGGCGATCGAACGGTGAAGATGCTCGATGCCGTCACGACGGTAACGCCTGGCGCAATCATCGGATATGGCCCTCCGCCTTTATACGGCGAAAACTCTGACGGCGCAATCTTCAATGTTCCGATTTACGACAGCGACGTTACAACAACAGGCGCGCCTGTTGTGCCGGGCGGCGTTAACGCAATTCGAGATAACGCAAAACTCGACGTGCTTTTCGGCGGGCCGACACAGGCGCCGCTCGAAGCGCTGAAAACAATGCTGGGCGTTAGCCAGATGCCAGCGTGGCGAAAGGTATTCACGCTGTTCTATAACGGGCTGATTTGCTCAGTCAACCCGTACCCGAAGGCATGGAAAATGCGCGTTCGGCGCACGACAAGCGGGTGGGATGGTGCAGTATTCAGCTCGGGCAATGCGAAGATCGTATTGTCAGGGGCGCCTGATCCGAGTTTTCCAGACTCGACAGAAGAAATCCACGCGATGAATCCCGCGCACATCATTTATGAGTGCATGACAAATCGTGAATGGGGTCGCGGCCTTTCGAGTGCAATTATTGACGTTCCTGCCTGGCAAGCAACCGCGGCGCAACTTTACGCCGAAGGTTTCGGCATGTGCGTCAAGTGGTCACGCACCGACGAAATTCAGAACTTCGTCAAGGGCATCATCGACACGATCGCGGCGTCGCTTTATCAGGATCGGTCGACGGGCAAACTGGTTCTCAAACTAATTCGCAACGATTATGTTTTTGCCGACTTGCCGCTATTCGATGCGTCGAGTGGTCTGCTTGCAATAAGCGAAGCGACTTTCGGCGCGCCAGGTGAATGCGCAAATGAAGTCGTGGTGCGCTGGAAAGATCCAGTGACTGACGGCGACCGCAGCTCACGCGCGCAGAACCTGGCTGCCCTGCAAAGTGCTGGCGGCGCGATCAACTCGATCAATCGTGATTTTCCCGGCATCCCGACTGCGGATCTGGCGAATCGCGTTGCGCAGCGCGAATTGCGCCTTGTGTCGATGCCGTTGCGCCGGTTCAAAATCACCCTCGATCGGCGTGGCTGGCAGGTGTACCCTGGCAGCGTGATTCGCGTGCGTGACGTTTCACGCAGCATCCCCGATATGGCCTTGCGCGTCGCGCACGTCAGCGACGCAGGCATCGAGAACGGCCGGATCGAAGTCGTCGCAACACAAGACGTGTTCTCGTTGCCTTCGACCGCTGTGACGGCGAATCAGGGCTCAGTGTGGACCCCACCCACTCTAGACCCCTGCCTCGGTCGCATACGCGTGCTGGAAGTGCCCTATTTCATGCTGGCTGCCAATATGACAGCGGCTGACCTGGCGGCACGCACACCTGAGTCGACGTTTCTCGGTGTCCTGGCCGAAGAGGGTCAGTCGCTCAACACGACATACACTGTCATGACGCACACGGGCGCGCCGTCGGTCGACGAAGCCGCTGTGGACGGCTCGATGTTCTGCGGATACACACCATGAGCAACGCCGATTATGTGATCGCAAAGGCTGGCGTTTTCAGCGCTATTGCGAACACGACCGGGGCAATTGTCCCCCTGACAAATCTCGTTGGAATTACGAGTTTCCGAAGCATCGGTGCTGGTGATCGGTTCGTCGGGCAGGCTATCCTGATCGACGAAGAAATCATGCGGGTAACCGCGATAAATCCAGCGAGCCTGAATGTCGCCCGCGGCTGCGCAGACACAGTTCCCGCGGCGCACGCCGACAATGCGATCGTTTGGTTTTTCCACAGGACCGTTACGAGCGACGGTCGGGAATACTTTCCCGGCGAAACGATCTCGGTCAAGGTATTGCCGCGCACCGCCAGTCGCACAATGCCGATCGAATACTCACCCCCGCAGACTTTCACGTTTGCCGGGCGCGCCGCACACCCTTATCCGCCAGGTCGCGTGCTTGTCGGTGCGTCGGTGTGGTACGCATCGGGATTCAGGCTCACCGCGATTGCGCCGAACCTGGCGATCACGTGGGCACACCGCAACCGACTGACGCAGGCTGACCAGCTCGTTGCACACGAAGAGGTCAGCGTTACCCCCGAGGTTGGCACAACGTACCGGCTGCGCCTATTCACCGCGGGCAATACGCTGGTTCGCACGATCTCGGGCATTACCGCTGCAGCGCTCACCTACACGCGCGCAGAAGCGGCAACGGATTTCGGACTTATCGCAATCAGCGACACGGGTGATTATCCCGCCTATGCCATTCTCGATACGCAGCGCGACGGTTATGCATCGCTGCAGCATTACCGTATAGATTTTGCTGTCGACACAACCGCACTCGTTGGAAATCTTCTGCTCGAAACGGGCGATCGACTGTTGCTCGAAACGGGCGACCACATTAACTTGGAAAACTGATCATGGCCGACACCAAAGTTTCAGCGCTAACGGCAGCAAGTGCGGCCGACGGATCGGAATTGCTGCATGTAGTTCAAACCGGCAACGACCGGAAAATGACCACGGCACAAATCGCGGCATTGGTAACGAGCGAAGTAATCGACGATCGCGTTGCAGCCTTGCTCGTGGCTGGTGCGAATATCACGCTGACCTACAACGACGCAGCCGGAACGCTGACGATCGCCAGCACGGGCGGGGCAGGTGTTACCGACGAACAGATCGACGATCGCGTTGCAGCCTTGCTCGTGGCCGGCACGAATATCACGCTGACCTATAACGACGTAGCGAATACGCTGACGATCGCCAGCACTGGCGGCGGGGGCAGCGCCGGCACGCCTTTTGTCAACGGCACAACAACGGCGTTCACCCCGGATCTTTCACAGGCCAATAGTGTTATTCGTGCGAATAATTCTGCGGCAATCACTGTGACCGTGCCGACGAATGCTAGTGTCGCATACCCTAACGGAACGACGTTGGCTTTTCGGCAGGTAAGCAGTGGTCAAATCACAGTCTCACCGGCAAGCGGTGTGACGATAAATAAGCCCGTGTCACTTGCCTATAAGACCCGCGAGCAAGGATCGTCGATCATGCTGCACAAAGTTGGCACGGACGAATGGGATATCACCGGCGACCTGGCGGCACTGTAATGAACGGCACATTTAATCTCGGCATTATCGCTGCTGCTGTGCGGCAGCTTATTTCAACGCCAATTTACGGCAGTGGATGGAGCACGACAGACAGGGTTGTGCAGACAAATTCGTCATTTACATATTCGCTATCGAATGCGAAACTGACCATAGGCACTACAGTTGTAGCCGGCGCGAGTAACGGCACCAATCGAGCTGTTGTTTCGTCGTCGACAGGCAAGCATTATTTCGAGGTTTTGATTGGTGGATCGCCTGCGAGCACTGATATAGCTATTGGTGTAATGGGGCCTGGCGCAATACCGGCATCTGGAAGTTGGAAAGATTGCACAGATCAAGTGTGCATTCGTCCAAATGGCCAGGTTTTCAGAAATGGCCTGTCGTTGGTAAGCACGGGCTCAGGTTATGCTGGCGGGGACATTATTGGTGTAGCTGTAGATTTGACTGCAGGGACTGTTGCATTCTACATAAACAATGTTCTGCGTGAAACGGCAACACTATCTGCCACTACGGCATACCCGACTTTCTGGCTTGAAGACAAGAGCTTTGCCCCGTCGGCCACACTCAAAACCGCAGCGGGTGCGCTAACTTACACCCCACCCGCAGGTTTTCAGGCGTGGGAAAATAGCACTGGAAGCTATCGCTATTGGCGACTGACAATTACCAGATGGGCTGAGGCGAACGTCGCAGGCACTTCGGGTGAAACGCGTGTTGCTGAACTGCAATTTTTCGATATGGCGGGGCGCGAGTGGCCACAGGTTGCCATGACAAGCAACACATCCCCTTCGCCTTATGTTGCGTCCGTGTCTGGATCGTCGAGCGGAACTGCTGCAGAAGCATTCAATAAGCTATTCGGTGATGCAAACCGTTGGATATCAAACACGGGCGCTGGACCGCACTGGCTGCAATTTGATGCGGGATCGAGTGTGCCGTTCGCAGCCATGAAACTTGCACCGGACGGAGCTGCGAGCATCGGCTATTACCCTGTGGATTTCAACGTGAAGGCCAGCAATACCGGCGCATTCACGGGCGAAGAGGTCACAGTTTTCGACGTGACGAACGTGACAACGGGGTGGGCAAACAATACCGGGCGTGAATTCAAATTCGCGCTACCTGCCGGGGTATTCGCATACACGGGCGCCACGCAAAGTTATGTCGTTCCGGCTGGCGTGACCTCGATCACTGCGGCACTATGGGGCGGGGCTGGCGGCACAAGTTTTGAGGTCACAACCCCTCAACGGTTGGGCGGGCCTGGCGGCTACACGATCGGCACGCTGGCTGTCACACCTGGCGAAACGCTCACCGTGGATGTCGGCGGCGGCGGCACAGGATCATCCAGCATTCGTATCAGCGGCGCGGGCGGCGGCGGATCTGCAATCTTGCGCGGATCGACCCCGCTGCTGGTGGCAGGTGGCGGCGGGGGTTCCGGCACTCGCGGCAGCGGCGGCAGCGGCGGCGGCACGACGGGGCAAGATGGCGTCGAAGCCGTCGGACCGGCCGACGATGCGGGCGGCGGCGGAACGCAGTCTGCAGCAGGCGCAGCGGGCCTAGGCGGGCGTGGAAACGGCAATGCAGGATCGGGCATTGACGGCGGCAACGGTGGCGCGAATGCGGGTGGCGGCACGGCTGGCGGTTGGGGCTACGGCATCGGCGGCATCGGCGGAAACGTGCCTGCAGATGCTGGCGGCGGCGGCGGGGGTGGTGGCGACTTCGGCGGGGGTGGCGGCGGTTGGGACGCGAACGGCGACCCTGGCGGCGGCGGCTCAGGCTACGTCGGCAGCGCTACGTCAGCCAGCACGGCACAGGGTACGGGGTCAACCCCTGCTGGCAATACAGCCATCAACTATGCGCCAGGTGTGGCTACGCCTGGCGGTGTGGGGCAGACCGGGGGGAATGGGTTCGTGGTGATCACGCCGGTTTGATGACCAGCATGCGCGGGGTGCTTAAGCATTTGTCAAGGTTCGGATTTACACTTGCCGGAACTTTCACTGAGGGTGCCCCATGAACCTGAACGATCCTGAGCTACATGCAGCCGCTGTGCGAGGGGCGCCGGGCCTTGTCGGCGCCGTCATAAGCCTTAAGTGGCTGATCGCACCGACGGCTGCTCAAAGAGTCGGCAACGTGCTGGCAGGCTGTCTGATCGCGTGGTATGTCGCGCCGATGCTGTTCAGTTTCATACCGAAAAGCCTGACACCCGAGGATGTCGACACGGCAAAGGGCGCGGTTCGGTTCCTTGTTGGCATGCTCGGGGTAATATTGTCGAACCTCGGAGTGCAAACCCTCGGTGCGATCAAGTTTGGCGAGATCGCGTCGAAAGCACTCGAAAGCTGGACTATCCGAAAGGGCGACCCGAAATGAACATCAGCGCAACCTTGAACCTTGTCGGCGCTTTGCTGATCTGCGCGGCATCGGCCGGCATAGTGTTTCACAAGAAGATTCACCAAGGATTCACAGCGGGCCTAGGGCTCGCAATTCTGTCCCTCGGTGCGCTGCTTGTGAGTTTCAATTTCATGAGCCCCATTGTCGAGATCGAGCCATTGATGGGCGCGATGAATATGTGTTTCATCGGCATGATCATGGCACTCGTGGGGATCTCACTGCGCATATTGCGCCGCCCATATCTGCGCAAGGCGATGCGGGCAATTACGGATTGGGGCACGCTTGACGAGTCGCCAACCCCGCACTGAGTTTCGCCTTTACGCTGGCAGGTATCCGGGGCTTATAGCCCCACGCCAGGCAACCGTCAAACCATGGGCCGGTAATAAGAACACCGCCCGCATTGATCAGCAGAAGATGCTGGCCATTGCGCGGCGGTGCTTTCACGTCAGGGTCGAATAACTCGGTGACTTCGACCGCTGGGTGCAGCGGATCGGCCATTACTCAGCCTCTTCGCGCGGCCATGGCCATTTCGCCAGGTCAACCCCTTCATCGATCAGGATCACCGCAGCAGCCAGATAATTGATCGCGCCCAGCAGCTCGGTCACGGCGCGTTGACGCGTTGGCAGCGTGCGCGCTTCACCGGCTTTCTTGGCTGCCTGATACAGCGCCCCGTCGATGCTGTC